GTCGTTGCATTAGAACGAGTTATACTAGCCGTAACGATTTACCCCTCGTTACGGCGGCCATGTCAATCACTCCCAATTGCTCCCAAATTTCTTGCTCATCCAAGGTCAGATCGATTTCGGCTCCAACTAATTTACTTACATGATTATAAGATTCTAAGGAGTCGAAATATTCCTCTAACCAGACTTGCGATTCGGGCGGTACACCAAACGCTAAACTGAAGGAAACTCTCGCTGTATCCGTTATCGCAAACACCCGTGGGTGATTGTAAAACGGTTCAAGCTTAGCTCGCATCTCAGTCCAAGCGTCATCAATAACGCACGGCTTATAACCTCGTCCTTGTCGTAAGAGATATTTCGCAAACGACTGCAGCACCGGCACTCCACTGTTCATGGCTAATTCGCACTTGCCCATAGATGACAACAAGCGCAACCAACCAACACCATGGTACTTCTTGATAGTACTTGTGCCCCGACTCAACACACGCTCAGGTTTGCGGACCATTCGCCATAATCCGGGCTTGATCTCAACCGGCTTACACTGGCAAAATTCAACTTCAGGAAATGAATCAACAGTCTCAACTTTGGTGCTCCATCCTATTGATGTAAAATAGTCTGGCTTATCACGCATCATTTTATCAAACATAGCTGATGACATAGCTATAACTGAATCATCGCCATTAATGAGGATATTAGCTCCATATTCCTTTACCCAATTGTAGATAATGCAAGCATTAATCCAACAATCTCCAAGGGAAGTATTGAACTCACCGCTCATTTTCTTACCATTGATGCTATAGATAATACCACCAAATGTGACACAGGTATTCTTAATCTGGGCCTCCAATAGGTCGCTCAATGTATTAGAAGAAGGATAACAACTTTGATAAAACTTATGTTCCTCCTTCAACCATGGTGTTACCATAAACGAGTCAAACCTATGATGATCTACCAGAACCCACTTAGTGTCATCACCCCATTCATCCATCTCCTTCAATCGATTTGCCACATCAAACGAATTCATACCTTTCGCAAACACGCGCTTATTCATCGGAGCATCCAAATTTCCATGGATGTCGACTGTAAACAACTCATGCTCAATCGGATATAAATATTGAGCTAAGGCAGCGGTATATCGTGTACTTCGATATTGGATCATTCTAGGCACTGCGTCCGTTTCAATTTTAATCCGGTCTCCTTTTTCAAACTTAACGAACGCTTTAACTTTCTTATCCTTCCGATGTACCCAATCTTTTCCCAACGATTCAAAGGCATTTTCATACCTTTTCCTCCGCCTGCCTGACATCCGTGATAGCATCATTTTCGGAGTTGCTTTACGAACGCCACGAGACAGCAGTTCTTTCTGCACCAACGACAACCAAGGATGGCAAACCGCACTAGCCGTCCTGGTCGACACAAACGGAGTATTCAAAATATGACGATTAGTAAGTGCATAAAGTTCATTACAAGCACATCCTTGCCAGGATGAGCATTGATAAGCTCCTATGCCCTCATTAAATTCAGGAACTACAAAAGTAAGACACCTCCTGTGCTTACACGCCGAAGCCCCAGTGCCATCCACGCGCGTTAACTGCCCACATTTCCATTCCAAGATGTCAATCTCCTTATCAGGTGTTAACATCCCTCCACGTCCGTTTCTAAAGTCGAGTAACTCGACATCAAATCCGGCACACTGGGCAACGCGCTGGAGCTCGGTGTCCTATTCCCCGGGTAGGGCCTTCTTGCGACCAGCAAAGATAGGCCCCATCCCCTTGTTCCAACCCGTAGCTTGTTGTAACTTACCACGAGCATAATCGTCAGCGAGTCGAATATTAACATACTCGCTGGGCTGATGTAATATGGTGATAGCTTGGCGTTCTTCCCTAGTTGGTACCATAGCCAAAGCAACCGTACTCACCATTGCCCTTAATTTCTCCTGCTCCGTCCATTGTTTGCGGTTTTCCTTCATCCACCTAACCGCACGCTGTTGCAGTTCTTGTTGCAACAGCACATTACGTTTCCGATAAAGGGCATGCTGTCTTAAAAAAGCCAGCATTTCCTCCTCCACGGTCACGGATTTTGCGGGATCTAGTTGATAAAAATCCCGGTTCCCTTCATAATAACCCCACTGCAACGGCTTGGCTTCGCTATTTTCTACCAGCTTCAATGTGGGGTTATCGGTCGCCGGATCTATAATTGGCAACCCATCGGCGTCCAGCTCGATGACAAGACTGACGCCCTCCAAGGCCTTTTGCTTCATCGGTTGTCTCCTGCCCTGCTCTCTTTCCACCCCACCGGGTGATAGGCATACAGGTTCTGGGACCCGACGGCTCACCTTGGTGACCCTTCGCCTTAAACTACCCAAAATGCGTGAGATTCTATTCTTCTTAATTTTCTTCAAACAAACAAAATTCGCATTTTGGATAGCGACCGTCTCGTACTCTGATGTTAGTACGATTGCCTGCTCAACGGTCTCATCGCCAACACTGGCGCCTGATGGTATCTCCACGGGTTCGTCAGATAATGAGGTATCAAGTCCTAACTTCAACATCCCAGCCATCACCTCTTCGTACAATGCCTCGTCCATGCTTGGTTCTCTAGTTATACCTGGAGATCCCGCAGCATATGATGGATTAACGGGCAATTGTGCTAATGAGGCCGTTGGGCTTACAGGGTTGTTAGGCTTCTCATAACCCTCATTGTATCCGACAACACAGCTGCTGATTGGTCGGGATGGAGCCGGTCGTACTGCTCCACTATCGTCAGCAGATGGGCACAGAACTGGCAAAACGGGCATAGGCATCCCATACTGCGTTCGTGTGTACACCACTGACACTTTTCCACCCCTACCGGGTGATCCCAACACCCGACTGTATACTCTCGATCCTGTCGGGTTCCGCCCTCGATGGTACCAAGCACAATCTTCATACGCGCATTGGTTTTCGTATTGCTTGTGTTGTGCCTGTTGAAAGTTATGCTGATGTTCATACTCTCTTCGGCATTTAACACAGGCATGCGTGTGCCATCGATTTTTCTCTTTTTCTGCTGTGTTTCCCCCCGTATCTCGCCTCTCTCCTCGGATGACATTCGTTCGAACTTTCTCTTTAGTTTGGTTACTGTCGGCCTTAACGACCAATTCTCGCAACCAAACACCGAATCCATCGACTGTTGTAATTCCTCGGGGCATTCTAGTTTTCCACTCGACGCTATCATTGCCAGCTTTGGGTTGGCATGACAAGCATCTAAGGAAGACCAACTGCTGGTCCTGCTTATGGAGTCGGTGCTCTTGTCCCACTCCATTGCATCGCCTGCATCGGTATCTGTCGGGGACACGATGTTGCTCAACTTGTCCCGCATTGTTAGCCCCCACCACGTCGACGTTCTTCTTTCTGTCTCCGTTAGGCTGAGATCGGCCAGTTGGTCGAGTAGCGCGGTCTGCTCCTCCTCCCAATTGAGATTCTTGCTCGATCGTCGCTCTGTCATTTTGCATACAGATATCGCAGATATTATCCTAGATCATCTTCAGTGGAACGTGTTTCAACATG